CCCAAAAAATCCATGATACAAGTTTGGTTACCTTTTTCAACAGCAATTGCTCTCTCAGGCATAGCCGCCTATTATTCAGTAATTGGCCTTGCACAGATATTTCCTGGTTCTTTTTGGCCAATTATCTTAATGGGTTCTATATTAGAGATTGCTAAATTAGTAACAGTATCTTGGCTATATAACAATTGGAATGTTACTGTGCGGATTATGCGTTATTATTTTTTATCGGCCATCGTGTTACTCATGGTAATTACTTCAATGGGTATTTTTGGTTATCTTTCAAAGGCACACTTAGATTCTAATGTAATTCTTGGTGCAAATACAGTTCAATTAAAAACATTAGAAACACAGGAGAAGATTGCAAAAGATAGGTTGACATATCTATTACAGAGAGCAGGCGACCCAGCAACAGCAAGCAATAAAATTGACAAGCAGATACAAGATACGCAGACAGAACTAAAACGAATTTCAACAGAGAAATTGCCGTTGATGGCCGAAGAAAACAAACTATCAGCCGAGATAGGGCCAATTAAATATATTGCCGAGTTGTTTTACTCAAAAGATGATCCTGGCTTTATTGACAAGGCAGTAAGAGCAGTCATTATGGTTATTATTGTTGTATTTGATCCTCTCGCCGTTCTGTTACTCATTGCCGCCAATCAGACCTATAAAAGTATCCAAAACAGTCCCAAAGAAGAACTGAGACCTATCAAAAAGGCAAAAAAGAAAAAAGTAGTTGACAACACACCACATATTAGTATAGAATCCTTTTATACAGACAGCAATAGTGAAATAATTCCTAAAGACAAAATTACCCGATTAGATGGAGGTTCCTTTTAACATGAGTTTACTTGACAAACTAAAAAAGAATACAACGATTAAAGATAGTGCTATTCTTTCCAAATCAAAATTCTTTACCGACAAAGATGTAATACCAACCGATGTGCCGATGGTTAATGTGGCACTTTCAGGCTCACTAGATGGTGGTTTGGTGCCTGGCCTTACAATGCTGGCGGGACCATCAAAACACTTTAAGACCGCTTTTGCTTTGTTGATGGCTTCATCTTATACCAAAAAGTATAAAGATGCGGTAATACTATTCTATGATTCAGAATTTGGAACTCCGCAAAAGTATTTTGAAACTTTTAACATTGATAAAGACAGAGTTCTTCATACACCAATCACCGATGTTGAGCAACTAAAGCACGACATCATGGTGCAATTACAAGAGCTAGGTAAAGACGATAAACTCATTATCATTTTAGATTCAATTGGTAATCTAGCATCTAAAAAAGAAGTTGATGATTCTATTGAAGGTAAATCTGTTGCGGATATGACCCGTGCTAAACAAATCAAATCTTTATTTCGTATGATTACACCACATCTTACAATTAAAGATATTCCAATGATTGTAGTAAATCACACCTACAAAGAAATTGGTATGTTCCCACGAGAAATCGTTGGCGGTGGCACAGGTTCTTATTACTCCGCTGATACAATTTGGATTCTTGGTCGTCAACAAGATAAAACCGCAGGAGAAGTTTCAGGTTATAACTTCATCATTAATGTGGAGAAATCTCGTTTTGTCCGTGAGAAGTCAAAGATTCCTGTAACAGTTTCATTTGAGGGTGGTATTCAAAAATATTCAGGCCTATTAGATGTTGCTCTAGAGGGCGGCTTCATACAGAAACCATCCAATGGTTGGTATTCAAAAGTTGACCAATCAACAGGTGAGTTGGGTCAAAAGTACCGTGAAGCTGACACACATCATAAAGATTTTTGGGGAGACCTGCTAAAAAATGAGAAGTTTAAAGAATATATTAATCAGAAATATGCTATCTCTTACGGAAGCATTATGCGAGAAGATGATGTTTTGGAAGAAACCGAAGATGCTTAAAGAAGGCAAAGATTTCGCCTTCGTTGACTTTAAGAATACCGATATCACAGGTATTCAAATCATTGCTGGTGATTATGAAGGTGTAGTTTATCATTATCATCAAGCAAAAGTGGTTGAAGAAGGCGAGATGGCTAGGTTGAAATTTGGTTTTACCATTATCCATCCAGGTAAACATGACATAGACCTCTTGAAAGATGATGAGGATTTTGTTACAATCATGGGTGACATCTTAACACATATATTAACAGAAAAAGCGAAAGCAGATGAGCAGATTAGAACAGACGATTCTGAAGAATTTAATTTATAACGAGGTCTATACAAGAAAAGTTTTACCTTTTATTCGTTCTGATTATTTTTCTGATGATGCAGAAAAAAATGTATTCAAAGAAGTATTTGATTTCGTAAACAAATACAAAAACTTACCTACACACGAAGCACTTGTAATTAATTTCACCGAAACTAAATCGTTGACCGAACCACAAGTAAGGTCAGCGATTGAACTTCTCAACACTATCAAAGAAACAAAAGATGACACAGTAGAACTGGCTTGGCTTTCTGAGCAAACTGAGAAGTTTTGCCAAGACAAAGCCATCTACAATGCCATCATGGAATCTGTTGGCATCTTAGACGATAAACAATCTAAGAAGAACAAAGGTGAAATACCAAAACTACTAAGTGATGCTCTAGGCGTTTCATTTGATAGTAATGTTGGTCACGATTATATTCAAGATTATGATTCACGGTATGACTTCTACCATCGTGTAGAATCTAGGGTTAAATTTGATTTAGACATCTTCAATAAAATTACCAAAGGCGGTCTGCCAGTTAAGACATTGAATATTGCTCTTGCAGGCACAGGCGTTGGTAAATCATTGTTCATGTGCCATTGTGCAGCTGCTTGTATCAGTCAAGGCCTCAATGTTCTATACATCACATTAGAAATGGCCGAAGAACGAATTGCTGAGCGTATTGACGCCAATCAATTGAACTTGACGATGGATGAATTGCGTACCATTAATAAAACTGATTATGAAAGAAAGTTTTCGGTTCTTAAAAACAAAACGCAAGGCAAATTAATCATCAAAGAGTATCCAACTGCCTGTGCTTCTGTGTTACACTTCCGTGCCCTATTGAATGAATTGGCTCTAAAGAAAACATTTAAGCCTGACATCATCTTTATTGACTATCTAAACATCTGTGCCTCGGCTCGTATCAAACCAGGCGGAAATGTTAACAGTTATACTTACATTAAAAGTATTGCTGAAGAACTCCGTGGTCTGGCAGTAGAACATAATTTACCAATTGTTTCTGCCACACAAACAACTCGTAGCGGCTTCTCCAACTCCGATGTTGGCCTAGAAGATACAAGTGAATCGTTTGGTCTGCCTGCTACTGCCGATTTCATGTTTGCTTTAATCTCAAATGAAGAACTAGAATCACTCAATCAGATGTTGGTCAAACAATTAAAGAATCGTTATGGTGATCCAAATTTATATAAACGATTTGTGATTGGTGTTGACAGGTCTAAGATGAGATTGTATGATGCTGAACCATCGGCACAGCAAGGCATCTCTGATTCTGGCCAAGTTCAAAACATTCCTGATATACCATTAAATACTTTTGGTAATCGTGAGAAAAGATTTAACAATAAATTTAACGACCTTAAAGTATGAGTTTAAACCTTCAACAAGCCCAACATTGTGCTAAAGTATTTGAAGATTACTTTGGTAACTTCAATCGTATTGATGAGTATATGCGAGAGCAGAAGCTCAATGCCTTAGCAGAAATGCCTTTTTCTTTGCCAGGTTGTGGTCCTGAAGAAGATTTGTTTAGTGATTTTACAATGAACCCACAAGATATGGAATTTGAGGTCGTTGAATTAGAATCACCAAGATGGCAATTATACTTAGATATCATCTCATCACATAACAATCTATCTTCGCCTGGCCGTAATGTTCGTTTGGCTGTATTAGAAAAGAAAACTCAAAAGTGGGTTGGGTTTATTCGCCTTGGTTCTCCTACAATTATGATGAAGCCAAGAAATCAACTTCTTGGTTGTGTAATGACCAATGAACTAGAAACCGCACAATCGTTTAATCGTGCTGCTGCCATGGGATTTGTCATTGTACCAGCACAACCATTTGGTTTTAATTATCTTGGCGGTAAATTACTGGCTGCTATTTGTTGTTCACATGAAGTGCGAGAGATATTAGACAAAAAATATAAGATGAACACCTGCTTGTTTGAAACCACAAGTTTGTATGGCACCACAAAAGCTGTATCACAATACGATGGCATGAAACCTTATCTACGATTTGGTGGTGTAACCGAATCAAATTTTTTACCAATGATGCATGGCAAACCATATGAAGATTTGAAAAATTATGTTGAAGATATTGTGGGTGAGTTTGTGCCTGCCGATGCTAGTTCTCGTAAACTAAAGATAAGCACCACAATTATTGCGATGACCAAAGCCGCATTAAAGAATCATAAGAGTGATTATGACTCGTTTATGAATACAATTGAGAAGGCTAAAGGTCTGACTGAACAAAAGCGATATTACTATTCTAACTATGGATTCTCCAACTTTAAAGATGTGGTTCT